ATATAAAAAAATATACGCATAGGGTGGTAGTGGTTTAAAACGGGAACATCGGGAACAAAACATCATAAACACTATTAGGACAATGATTATGATGTTCCCGAAATTCAAAAAAGCGGGAACAAGTTATCATAATTTCGGGAACAGCCCACTAAATACACTAAGGAGATTACAATAATGAAAATCAAGTATCCACAATTGGTCGAAACGGCCTTTGATATTTTAAGCAAGTCGGTGCCATTAAATATGGCTAAAGCAAATAGCATTAAAGCTGATATTTACCGAGAGTTAGTTGATGAGGGTGTTTTGGATAGCAATGGGTGGCCAACACAATTGGCTTTTGATAAAGGCTTAATTGATAGCGGCCAACATCAAACATTGGCCGAATATAAGCGAGAGTTTCCACAGTTTAAGGGTTTTTCCTCGGATCATTTCAAATTTACGACTGCCGGTTGGGGAGTAGACAACTATGTTATGCGGTCATTGGCTTACAAGTCGTTAGCTGAAAGCGATAATGAGTATGATCGGCAAATGGCACTGAACACGCTACACCAGATTGAAGAGGTAGAAAAAGAGAATAACAATGATTAAGACTAAACTGGTTCATGGCAATAGTATTGAACAAATGTTGGCACAATTAGACAAATAATTTTAAGGAGAGAAATAGTTATGAAAATCAGATTAATTGATGTTGATGGGAAAATTGATCAAGCTGACTTGTTCGTTTTACGGGAGCCAAAGGAGGGCGAGTACTTGTATTCACGTAATGGTCTAGATATTTTGATTGTAAATATTTACCAATTTGTTAGAAACACGAAAGAAAATCAACGTGAAGAGCCTGACTTTGTGGCAATGGTTGAATATCAAGAAAACGGAAATCCAGTTTTAACAGATTCATACAGTGAGGCAGAACGAAAAGTGGTTGATTGGCTTAGTCTAGGTGACGACGATGAAGACCTATGATGTATCGCGTATGAAGCACCGCTGCCAATTCGGGGTGTATGGTGATAGTGATGAGATTAACCCGAATACGGGTGTTCCCATTCAGCAGTTCGTTCCGCAATTCTCACTATGGTTCGGTGAGTATAGCCAGACCATTAATCAGCAGATTACTCTAACTGGAGACAACCTGACAGATACGAAGATGATTGTGGTACGGCATGATGGGCAGGTCAATCAGCAACAACTGGTTAAGATCGGTGACACCCTTTATCGGGTCAACAACGTAGCCGATGATGATGGGATTAACTCATTCGATGTCATCACATTGGTTCGCTACCAGAAGCACGGGTAATGAATTAGAGGTCGTCTTCACAGGCGGCCTTTTGTGTATATAAGGAGATCTATTATAATGGCAAAAATTATGAAGCAATGCAACCATGCCGGGTGCCGTCAGTTGGTGCCCTATGACACACGCTACTGCGAGAAGCACCAGCATAAGGCTAACGCCGAAACGTACCACAAGCGCATGTATGGCGAACATGAGGGACGTTATCAGCAGTTCTATAAGTCTTCGGCATGGCGCAAGTTATCCCGTCGATTCTTAGAGAATAACCCTGTTTGCGTTCAGTGTTATCAAGATGGTGTGATACGTAAAGCCGATGTGGTCGATCACGTTATTGAAATTAAAGACGATTGGTCACGTCGCTTAGATGAAAGCAACCTACAGCCATTGTGCTACCGACACCATAATCAAAAGACTAAGCAGGCTAGAGAAGTACGAGAACAACAAACTAAATAATCAATGAGTGTCGTGCTGAAAGGTGCGGCGCTTTTTAGTAGAGCTGGATTTTCAGCTGAATTAAAAATGGCTGGCTAAGTTAAACTTAGGTAGTATATCTGCGGTAGTATATCTGCGCAATTCTGCGCAGAACTTTCGGGTGATCTAGTAGAGCGGAATTTTCCGCTGTGCTATCTGAGGTCGCAAGTTACGACCCCAACGCACTAACTTGGTGCATTAGCTGACCCGTTAAGATGACGGGATAGGGTGCCTTCGCGGCTCAATTTTGAGCCCCCAATTTTGGGGAGCTAAGCCGAAAACTAGGCCGAGTTGGATTTGGTAGCCGACAATTCGACCACGAGTATTCTAAAGTGATTGTAAAACTTGGCATATCAATGATATGGGGGGGCTATGAATGAACCGATAAGAGCGGTCACACTCCTTTCTGTGCGTAAATTTCCCTTTAAAAGTTTGATTTTTTGCCAATATTGACAGAAATCAAAAAATGTCTACTACTTTATACGAAATTTGCATAAATAAAAAGCCAAGGGGTGAAACACAACTATATGGAGTGTGCTAACTAATAACAGCATACTATATATTGCACTTTTTCCTCGAAAGTGTTACGATTTATGTATAATAAACGAATTCCGAATATATGTGCATTTGAGCTACCTCAGCCATGCTGTGGTGGCTTTTTTGCATATAAATTTAGCGAAAGGAGCCCGAAAATGGGTCAAAAGATTAAGCAACTATCAACTCTAAAGAAACATCTAACGAACGAAGAACGCGACCAGCGCAAGGACGCCGAGACTGCCTTGTTTGATTACCCGTCACTTGATTTAACGCCCCCTGATTGGTTGCATGACCGTGCTTTGACCGAATGGCAACGTGTTTCCCCGTACTTGAAAGCTAATACGCCCATCAGTGAACTTGATCGGGCCCTCTTAGCAAGCTACTGCCGGGCTTATGCCACCATTCAGACTTGTGAGAATGATATTCGTAAGAACGGCTTAGTACAGACTAATCAAGAGACTGGTGTCCGTAAGCCTAACCCGTATGTGGCTTTGCAGTCACAAGCCATGAAAGACCTAAAGTCCTTAGCTGATGATTTAGGTATGTCGCTATCTAGCCGGGCTCGTATGGAATTGAATAAGCAGAAAGATGATGCGCCGGAAGATTCTTTTGAGGCGATGTTGTCATGATTGAATACGTTGATCAAGTCTTGTCCGGTGAAGTATTGGCTGGTCAAAAGATTAAGTGGGCATGTGAGCGATTTAAACGTGATTTAAGCCGTTCTAAAGAAACTAGCTTTCCATTCTACTATGACGAAGACGAAGCGGAACAGGCAGTTAAATTTATCGAATTAATGCCTAAAACTGACGGTAGCCAACTTACCATGCAACCCTTTCAAAAATGGATTATTAGTGAGCTGTATGGCTGGCGGGAGAAAGCAACTGGCAACCGGCGTTATGATCGGGCATTCATTAGTATGGCACGGAAGAACGGCAAAACCTATCTGGCTTCGGGTATGGCCGCTAATGGTCTTTTAAGGGAACGTCAGCCCGCCCGTAACCGACAGGTATTATTCGTCAGCAACGCCCTTAAACAAGCTAAATTGGGATATAACATGCTATCAAGTGGCCTACGACAAATTCGCAAGCAATCGAAGTACATGCGGCAACGCATTAAGGTGCAAAAACAAGCCATTACCGACCTAGAAACTGATTCGCAAGCCCTAGCCCTTGCTAGTGACACCAATACACTTGATGGTTATGCTGGCACGACTGTTATTTTAGATGAATGGGCAACGGCTAAAGACCGCAAGGTATACAACGTCTTAAAGTCCGGTCAAGCGCAAGAAGATAATTCATTACTGGCGGTGATTTCCACTTCGGGGCTTGATCTCAACGTCCCCATGCACGCCGAATACGAAATGTTGACGGACGTTTTAAAGGGAAAGAGTGAAGCTGATCGCTACTTTGTGGCAATTTGGGAACTTGACGACCGCGAAGAAGTTTATGATCAAGCTAATTGGATCAAGGCGAACCCGTTATTCAGCGAACCACACGTTAAGCAACGCATGACGGAGAAAATTCAGGCCGATGTTGACCTTGCCATTAAGCAAAATAACCTTATTCCGGTACTCACAAAAAGCCTTAACATGTGGTTGCAAGCTAGTGAGGATAGTTATATTTCTGCGGACGATTGGGCCGCTGGTAAATTAGATGAACTCCCCAATTTGCGGGGGCGTGATGTGTATATTGGCATTGATTTATCAAAAAGTAATGATTTGACCGCGGTTAGTTGGCTCGTGCCGATTGGCAACGGTCAATTTTATTGTGATAGTCATGCGTTTGTGGGGACTAAGTACGGCCTCGATTCTAAGATTAAACGTGATGGTATTGATTACCGATCAATGGAACGGGCGGGCGAGTGTAGTATCACCCGACTAGACAGCGGCATTATTGATTACGATGCGCTATTTGACTATGTACAGCAATTAGTCGGGCAATATAACTGGAAAGTGAAAGCCGTGGCCTATGATCCATACAACGCCCAAACCTTAATCACTAAGTTCGAAAAATTGAATTATCCTTTATTTGAAGTGCGTCAAGGAACGTTGACCTTGAATATTCCCACCCGAAATTTCCGCGATCAGCTGTATGCGGGTCACATTAAACACAATGGCAATCAGATTCTCGCTTATGCGGTCAATAACGCCATCTTGAAAGTGTTGAATAATGGCTGGCAATTGGATAAGGCACGCAATAGCAACCGGATTGATCCGATAGCGGCGTTAATTAATGCTTATGTGGCCGGTATGGACTATTACCAAGAAAGCGAGGCGAACCAACATGCGAACGAATATTATGCGACTGCAACGGATCTGTTCTAATTACCTATCTGCAATCCTGCTGATTATGGGGCTGATTCTGCTAGTCGTTGGTGTCGGCGGTTGGTTAGGGTGGTATGCAGCCACCATGCTGGCCGGAGTTAGCCTGATCGTTTTGGCACTACTGATTAATTATGAAGAAAAGGAGGTGAACCCATGAGCATTTTTGTTAAAGCAAGCACCACCAGTGGCACTCATGATCCAGTGGCTGACGCCTTGGTTAGTCTGTCTAGTAATGACCCCTATACGTTTGTAAGCGCGGCGGTTCTACGGAATAGCGATATTTATGCGGCCATTAATATTATCGCCAGTGATATTGCCAGCAACCCGATCGTTTGTGATACGGCCATTTTTAATACCATGATTAATCAGAACCCGAATAGCAATATGGACGGTTACCATTTTAAATATGCCTTGGCGGCCAACCTGCTTCTCAATGGCAATAGCTTCGCAGAGATTTTGCCTAATCACACCCTGAAACTGATTCCAAACAATCAATTGGTGGTTGATCAAGACGATGTGAGCGGCAAGTTGACCTATACTTATACGCCAACCAGTGGAACGTGTCGTCAGATCGCGCCTAACAACATCTTGCATTTCAAATATTTCACCAAAGACGGGGTATCGGGGATCAGTCCACTATATGCCTTGAAAGATGAACGCCAGATTCAGTCGGCCGGCAATAAATTGCTAACCGGCTTTTTTACTGCCGGCGTGCACGGCACCACCATCGTTAAATTGCACCAAACGGACTTAGGCAAAGAAGCCAAAGAAAACGTCCGAAAACAGTTTGATGAAACGACCACCGGAGAAAATGCGGTTAATACGATTGTCACTGATGATGGTATGGATATTAGCAATCTGCCCTTAAATACCGATGTGTTAAAACTTGTGAACTCGAATGACTGGACGACCCGGCAAATTGCTAAAGCCTTTGGCTTGCCACCAGAGCGCTTAGGGGTAGAAAACAATCATTCTAACCAAGAGCAAAGTGGCATGCAGTATCTACAAGGGACGTTACAGCATTACTTCGATAGCTTCACCAGCGAACTATCATTCAAGCTTGGCCATGACTTCACGTTCAATACGGACAAATTATTGAGCCTTGATCCGCAGACCCAGCAAGCCCAAGCGGTGGCTGGATTTACGGGCGGAATTATGAGCCGCAATGAGGCCCGGGCCAAGATTGGCCTGCCACCAACTGATGATGGTGATATTTTCTTAAATTTACAAAAGAATGGAGTGAATACGAGTGAAGAATAATCAACGATTTACCTTGGCGGCCGAACTGAAAGCAGAAAAACGTGACGCCGTCCCAACTGATCCCGAAAATCAGGATCAGTCTAATTCCGGTGAGCCAGCTACGCAAGCCCAACAAGTTGATGGTAAGCCTGTTATTTCTGGTTATGCCGTGGTGTTCAATAGCCCATCATTGAAAATGAGTACGAATGATGGCACTGAATTTGTTGAAATGATTGACTCCGCCGCCCTTGATGGCTTGGACTTATCAAAATTAGTGCTATTGAATAGCCATAATTGGGCACAACCGTTAGCCCGGGCCGACAACGGGACCCTCACCACGAGCGTTGATGATACGGGGTTAAAGTTCACGGCGGAACTAGACCCTAGTGTGAGTTATGCGATGGATACGTATAACAATATTAAAAATGGGGTGATCGGTGGGTGCTCGTTCACCTTTGACTTAGACAATGGTGACGATACTTGGTCGCAAGATACCGCCAGTGGTCAAGTGACCCGGACGGTCAACCATATCAAAGACTTATACGAATTAACGACAACGGCTATTCCGAGCTATGGTCAGTCAAGCGTTCAGCAAGTGATTCAAATTGAAAGTCGCAGTTACGAAAAGTTTATCAATCAAGAAAAGGAGCCTGATAATATGGCAAAGCAAACAATTATTGATCCAAACACGAATGAAGATGACAACAAGACCGGTGTTCCTGCCTTTGAAGCTTATGTACGAAGCCACGGTGAAACCCGAGACGGCTTGAATACGAGTGGTGCCAGTGCGGTTATTCCCAAGGAACTAATTACCCCCGTTTTCCAATTAAAGCAATCCACCTACAATCTCGCCCAATATGCGACGGTTAAGCAAGTCTCTAGTGGTTCTGGAACTTATCCTATCTCGACTAGTCGACAATCAGCCGTACTGGCCACCAAGGAAGAACTCGCCGATATTGCGGACGTTAACGCGAATATGTTTACGGAAGTTCCATTTGATGTAAAAACCCGGGCGGGTAAGATTGCCTTATCTAACGAGGTCGTAGAAGATGCCGAAGTGGATATTGTGAGTGAAGTTAAGGCCCAATTACAACAACTCGTTGATAATACGGACAACACGCAAATTATGGGTCTGCTTACGGGTACGAACTTTGCCAAGGCCACTGCTACTGGAATTGATGATCTCAAGAAGATTTTCAATGTGACCTTAGACCCTGCTTTGAGCAAGATGTGGTTAGTTAACCAATCCGGATTCAACTATCTTGATACTTTGAAAGATAGCGAGGGCCGTTACCTATTGCAACCTAACCCGACAGCACCTAGTGGCTTTACCTTGTTAGGGGCACCGGTCGTCATGATCAGTGATAAGCTATTAGCCAACAACGCTGACGGCACATTCCCAATGATTGCGGGTGATTTATCACAAGCGGTGGCTGTCTTCCGGCGCAACCAAGTAACCGCCCAATGGGATAAGTTCGACCAATTCAGCCAAGGGTTATCAGTGATCGTGCGAAACGATTATGAAGTGATTGATAAGTCTGCTGTGGTTAATGTGGCACTAGGAACAGCAACCAGCGGTAAATAGAAGAACATAAGGGGGTGTTAATTTGACACCCCTATACAAGGGGGAGCCATTTTAGACACCCCTTATATACATAAATTAAAACTAAGGGGGGAAACGAATCGTTACCCCCACAAAGGAAGTGATGATATGGCTGTGACTGTTGATGATATTAAAACCAGCTTACGATTGGATTTGACCGAAGATGATACCTTAATTCAAGGCTACTTAGATTCTGCTAAGGAATATGTGCAGACCGCCGTTAGCACTACGGCTGACTTAACCCAATATAAGCAGTATGATTTTGCGGTGTCGTTGCTAACACAATTCTGGTATCAAAACCGGGTGGTGGATATGAAGCAGACTCCTTACCAAGTGGTTAGCATGATCCAGCAACTCCGTGGGCTGACAAGCGAATAAAAAGCATTGATGAATAAACTTCATTTAAAAATATAATAGGTGAAATTAATTGAACAAAATGTTATAATATAGGTGTCCTTAAGCAATTCATTTAATTCATTGTTAGTAAGGGAGCCGCAGATTGCGACTCCCTCTCCTCATACATATATTTGGAATCAGAAAGCGTGATTCCAATGCGCCAAGATATTAAGAAGATTCGTAATTTGTTGAAAGAGTATGCCAAAATGAAACGAGATCTGGTTGCTTTTAATCAGGTCTCTAGTCCCACATTCGATGGAACATTAAGCCATGGCAGCCAAAACGATGCTGAAAGACGCCTGATAAATCATGTTAATCTATCGTATCAGATAAAAAAAATCGAGGACGCAATTAACACCCTCGAAAGTCAAGATCAGTTTATTTTGATTGAATATGTGATGTACAAGCATTACAGCCGTGATGAAATGTGCCAGAGATTAGGTGTCAGCCGTAGTGGCTTTAACTACAAAAAAAATAAAGGACTAGAAAAGTTAAAAAAATATATATACTAAGATTCCAATAATTATCCAGTACGATTTACGCCATGTTTTCTAAGTTAATTAGGATGCTATATATACGTCAGTTTTTCTCAATCGTAAGAATATACTTATTTTCATGTTTTATGATTTCAAGAAAAAAGACTTCTGATTTTGAATGGCTGTCCAGGCCCCTAAGGTCCTCTAGAACATCTGAATTAACATTGATTTTTTTTAACTGTTCCAAATTTACAGGACGATTATTGATTATTGAACTTGTTTTAGGGTCACCCGCGGGAGAATTTTCCACCATTTCTTCAAAATCAGCGTCGTTTATAAGATTATCATCTAATTTGTATGCTGCCACATTTGAAAAATAATAAGGAATTTTTTCCTTTTTATTGCCAGTTTCAAAAAAAACCTTTGTTACATCATAAATATAAGCATTAGATCGAGCAACTTTTTCCTGAATTTCTGAGATAATATGCAGTTCATTATCGCTGAAATCATAAACTGATTTATTT